ATGAATTACTCTCACGATAACTGGTCAGCAATTCTGGCCCATATTGGTAAGCCCGAAGAACTGGATACTTCGGCACGTAATGCCGGGGCTCTAACCCGCCGCCGCGAAATTCGTGATGCTGCAACTCTGCTACGTCTGGGGCTGGCTTACGGCCCCGGGGGGATGTCATTACGTGAAGTCACTGCATGGGCTCAGCTCCATGACGTTGCAACATTATCTGACGTGGCTCTCCTGAAGCGGCTGCGGAATGCCGCCGACTGGTTTGGCATACTTGCCGCACAAACACTTGCTGTACGCGCCGCAGTTACGGGTTGTACAAGCGGAAAGAGATTGCGTCTTGTCGATGGAACAGCAATCAGTGCGCCCGGGGGCGGCAGCGCTGAATGGCGACTACATATGGGATATGATCCTCATACCTGTCAGTTCACTGATTTTGAGCTAACCGACAGCAGAGACGCTGAACGGCTGGACCGATTTGCGCAAACGGCAGACGAGATACGCATTGCTGACCGGGGATTCGGTTCGCGTCCCGAATGTATCCGCTCACTTGCTTTTGGAGAAGCTGATTATATCGTCCGGGTTCACTGGCGAGGATTGCGCTGGTTAACTGCAGAAGGAATGCGCTTTGACATGATGGGTTTTCTGCGCGGGCTGGATTGCGGTAAGAACGGTGAAACCACTGTAATGATAGGCAATTCAGGTAATAAAAAAGCCGGAGCTCCCTTTCCGGCACGTCTCATTGCCGTATCACTTCCTCCCGAAAAAGCATTAATCAGTAAAACCCGACTGCTCAGCGAGAATCGTCGAAAAGGACGAGTAGTTCAGGCGGAAACGCTGGAAGCAGCGGGCCATGTGCTATTGCTAACATCATTACCGGAAGATGAATATTCAGCAGAGCAAGTGGCTGATTGTTACCGTCTGCGATGGCAAATTGAACTGGCTTTTAAGCGGCTCAAAAGTTTGCTGCACCTGGATGCTTTGCGTGCAAAGGAACCTGAACTCGCGAAAGCGTGGATATTTGCTAATCTACTCGCCGCATTTTTAATTGACGACATAATCCAGCCATCGCTGGATTTCCCCCCCAGAAGTGCCGGATCCGAAAAGAAGAACTAACTCGTTGTGGAGAATAACAAAAATGGTCATCTGGAGCTTACAGGTGGCCATTCGTGGGACAGTATCCCTGACAGCCTACAAAACGCAATTGAAGAACGCGAGGCATCGTCTTAACGAGGCACCGAGGCGTCGCATTCTTCAGATGGTTCAACCCTTAAGTTAGCGCTTATGGGGTGACACCCCCCAATATTTTTTATGCCACAACAGCCCCATTAACCAATAATCTTTCTGCTCCATTACTGGTACCTGTGCCACCATTTGAGAATCTATTAGTTACGCCATAGAAAAAATTAGGATTTACAAACGCATTTGCGGTTCCTGTTGTCCTTGCCAGCCTGAAAGCATTTATTGTACCAATGAAGGTTATGCCACCCCATGGAAGTTGGATTGTAGTGTCGACATAAGACTGACACCAGACTCCATACGCAAACCCTTTAATGACGCCTCCGATAATTATTGCATTTGAAGGTGTTCCTGCCACATATACAGCTGAGTTAGTAGTGGCGTTTGTGAAGGTTCCTTTTGCATTTAGATTATTCAGAGAGCTTGTTGTCGCAGCGCCTGAAGCAAATACAACACCGTAACCATCCGTAGTCCTTTCAACCACGATGTTATTTAGTACGTGATCGCCAAAAACTGTAGCTCCTGATACGGGGGCAAGGAATACGCTATAACCTGAAGCTCTGACAGTTCTGTGACCGTTAACAACCACACCATTAGCCTCACCAGTTATGTATATACCTGACCCCTTGCTATCAAAGTCTACATTGTTGTTCATTGTGAGCTTACCGCTTCCAACCGAATCCTGTATCCGATAGGCACCAGATGATAATTGACCAAAACCAGAAACAATATTGTTAGATAGTATGTCACCATCAACTATATCACCAATTAGAATACCACCAGAGATATTGGATGCATCAATTTTCATACCAACGTTATGGATCAAATTGCCATGAATCATTGATGGTGGATAAGAAACAGAACCATCCGCTCCACCAGAACGGTAAATACCAGTCCAGTTCGTATCACGAATAATATTGTTTGCAATAAGTATCGAGCCTCCGTAAGTCTGATTACTTTTGTACCCAAACTCAATACCATGTCTTTTATTAATGAGAGAGAAATCTTTCGTTGTGAAATCAGTGTTATAGGTAAGGATCGTGTTATTTGCAATGATGATTTCCCTATCAGCAGACAGTGCGTTTACGTTAATTCCTTGGCTTGCATCGGAAAGCAGTAAATTACCAATTATTTTCCCTCCCTTTGAAGCGCCTGGCGTTCCAGTGTAGGAAACGATATCCCCACCGGAGGCAAATGTATTGGTTAGGTCCCAATCATTAAGCCAGCATAAATTATCAATAGCTTCCCACTGCCTGCAGCTCTGGAAGAATATCCCTGCATTTTTCCATCCGATGCTTCTGCAGCGCCTAACAAATGCCTGCTTAAGCCCAATCATTCTAAATCCATTTGCAGTTGCGGCAGCCGTAGATGGTGTCGCACTAACGTTTTTAACTTCCAGTCCCTCAACTTGAAATATAGTCTGGTCGTTAGTGGTTACCATAACGCCGTTAATCTCTGGTGCAGTATATTCAATCGTCATACGATCGGCAGTAACCCATGGATTACTGCCTGTAAATACTATCCCAGTTGATGATCTAAACACACCAGGACTACCAATGCAGCGGTTTTGAGTAGCCCAGTTTGAAAGTCCGGTAGCACTGTCGAAAGTAGAATCATCAGGAACAGCCCCACACTCTGGTGGAGTAAGCGCACCTCTCTTCACGTTTACCCATCGCCCGGAACCAGTAACAGCGGTTGGTTTGATGACAGAAAATCCGTCATCAGCCAGCGTGCTTGTGGCCAACCATCTGAAATAACCACCACCAACACCTCTTCCAGCATGAAAGCTTTTTACCGACACTCTCTCCCCGTTATCAATCAGGGACAACTGGGAGAAGGATTGCAAGTCCGCTACCGATTCGAACTCCCCAATAATCGACATGCCATACGGAGCTTCCAAGTCATATTTTAGTGCGGCAGGGTCGTACTTAAGTACATTCGGAAAATAGAATTGCTGTGCACCATACGCGTCATAAACAGCCATAGAATGGCCTTGCACGGTAACGAATTTGGCAATCTGTCCGTTATATACAGGGTAACCAGCAGCGTTAATGATGATTGGTTGCGAAACAGGAACGTGAGAGCCGTCTTCGTTCTCCACATAAACCTGAATCTGGTTTTCAGGATTTACTGGGTCAGTGTCAATTTTACCGATATAAATTTTGCCATTGGCTACGGCTTTAAAAGAACGCGCCATAGTGAAGAGTTGCGAAGGCATGCTTACTACAACATTGGCTGTAATGTCTGTCATTTAATTTGCTCCGGACGTAGCAATGCCGGACAAGATGCAACTTGCCCGGCATTGCACTAATGTCAGTTATGATCTGTTAATTATGAGATGAGTCTATGCAAAGAGATCTGTTGAATATTGCGTTCTACATATTTGGTTTTTGCACGTTCCTGGTGTTTTCGAAACTATTCAGACAACGCATCAGACTTAGCGCCTTGGGTCAGCGCGTTAATTGCCTTTTGTGCCTGCTGCAAGGCTTTCTCAAACGCTGTTGATCCGCGTGGGGTATTTGCCATTCAGAGCATTGCATTTCTGAATGGTTCGCTCTCATAGGCGCGAGTAAGAAGTCCGTAGCTTACTGCTGCGCCAGTTGTCGCCGGGTTCGTTGCCGTCCCATACCCGATAATGAACGGGATGGTTTGCTGCCCTGTTGGTGTTGTTACTGCCGCTTTTGCTGCCTGCTGAGTGGACTGAAGGTATTTTTTCAATCCTTTCAGATAAGCAGCGTCCTGCCCCTTAAATGTGATGCCAGTCTGGTTTTGCAGGATGTTAAGCTGCCGAAGGAACTGGTCAGGGGATCCGCCAGATTTCTCCATCGCCTTTCCAATGATGCCATTGCGCATTTGCGCCCTGCCAACACGACCAACTGAGTTATACAGCGTCTTAATTTCCGATTTGTTCTTGCTGAATAGCATGTTGTTGACAACTTCCGGCGTCAGGTCGCCTTTCATGAGAACATTCTTCAGCCTGGTATTCTTTAGCTTCGCCGCTTCGTCAGCGTAGACGGCATTGGCCTGCTGATATTTACGGAGAGTATCGTTGCCAAGATTCTGACCAATGGCACCATTGATATCGTCAGTCATTGCCTTGTAAACGCGCTGAATGGCAGCATCGGAACGGTTTGGTAACACTGGTCGCTCACCCTTCACGTCCATTCTGAACTGGCTGCGCAGATCGCTTAATTGCTTCAAATCCAGATTTACCGGACCATCTGGACCAGCATTGCGAACAAGCTCATCACGATAGGACTGAAGTTTTGAAATAGTCTCGTTATCAGCAACCTTACCAAGCTTCTGCAGGTTAGATACAGCCTGTCAGCCAGCGCGTAATAGAATTGCGCTCGCTTATTGCGGAACACATCGCCAATAGTGCGAACGTTGTCGCCCTGTACTACTTCATCAGCCCATGCTCCGGCCTGATACGGAGCATCTTCATCGAATGGCGATTCGCTGCCCTTGAACATCGTGGCGGTGATTTTCTTGCCGGAGAACGCTTCCGTTGTCTGTCTGCGTAGCCCGGCACCAACGCCATCGCCATCCCACAGGTAGTGGTCAGCACCGTCTTCAATCGCCAGCGAAGTAGCCCAGTCAGCACCCTCGTTGATGTCCATCAGCAGACCTTCAGCAATGCGCTTAACTACCGAACCGTGACGCGATGCATAACCTTTAGCATCTGGCCCTGTATCTGATGGGTCATGCGCAGAGACAACAGCGCCTTTCGCTTTCCATCCGAGTTTCTTGTGCGCATCGGTTGCGGCTTCATGCCATTCACGTTTGATGATTGCCATATCACTTGCGCTTACTGGCTCACCAAGCCAGATGTGACGATACAGTGTCGGATTTCTGCGTTTACACTCTTCCATCTCCAGACGGAGAACTTCAGGAAAGTGCGGGTTGTCGGTGTAGTTCACTGTCAGCAGACAAATATCATCGGGAGGATTTACGACGAATCGCTGATAGGTATCGTCGAGGATGTTTTTCGGGTTAAAGCTCACCCATATTTCGGAAAACGGCTTGCGGATGGTTGGTATCAGGATATCCCATGATTCCTTCGTTACCGCTTCCGCTTCTTCCACCCAGCAGATATCAATGCCTTCGAGCGATTTAATCTTCGTCGGGTTGTTTTTGATGCCGTAGAACATGAATTCAGCATTCGTACCGAGATGACGAATCATTGAACGCTGAATTTCAAACTCAGCCGAATACCCTTCCCGCTCGATGGTATCTTCAAGCAACCGGATTACCGAATCGCTGATACTGTTTTGCAGTTCACGAGCGCAGAGAATACGCACTGGCTGACGACGCGCCGCTTCAACAAGCAGCCTAGCAATTGCCCATGACTTACCGCTACCTCGACCGCCTTTGGCGACTTTGTAGCGATGCGCCTCAATGAACGGTTCAAAGATAGGATTAATCGAGGTCATTTTCCGAATAGAGTGCTCATCGGTGATGTTTCAATCTGAATTGCGCCGCCGTCTTTGCCTGTTAGCTCGTGATCAACCTTGTCGCGCCATTTATCCTTCTGTCGGTTCTTAAGCCAGAAGATGGCAGCTGTTGTATCAGGCGGGTAATACTTCTCAAGCGGAGTTTCGACAATTCTGTTTTCAATAACACGAATATCGATGTCTGGAGCCACGAAGCCCATAGCGCGTTGATAAAGACGGTCACTAACTTCTGCATCAGCGACGGCCTTACCCTTTTTTATGGACTCCGAAAACTTAGGATAATCGAGCTTCCACTTGTTAATAGTTGACTCACTGACTTCGAAGAAATCAGCAAGCTCTGCATCGGTGTAGCCCAGCAAGCACAGTTTGCGTGCCTGTTCGGCATACGCCTCTTGATACTTTGTTGGGCGCGCCATGTTTATGCTCCGGTAGTGAACAGGTCTAACGCTTCCTTCGATTTACGCACCGCTTCGATTGTGCGGGTCGTGATATCTGAATTAGCGCCGCCTGACTGGAAGTGAATTTTGAATAGCTCAAGCTTCAGTTCGTCAGTGCCAATAAATTGAAATGCTTCCTCTGCGGCTGCGTTCTGGTTCATGACCAGTTTGTAAATCTCTAGCTGGAATTTCTGTTCTTCAGTCATGGGAATAATCTCTGCCATTGTTGGCTCCGTTTATCCGTTAAAAGGGATATCAGTTAAGTTATCCCGTGTAGGGTATAAGCCATTATCAAAGCCACTCTGTAGGGAATGGCTTTTGTAATAACTACTGTTCGCTTAGCTTCTGCTTCAGCAAGTAACCTTCGAGCATCCAGATTTTGTTTACAGCATTCTGGCGAGCAATCTTGCGCCCGATTTCTTCATCGAAGTTCTCTGGGCTGGCGCAGGCGCTTTCCCCGGTGACCGTAAAGCCATTCTTCAGCACCAGAACGCAGAATGTCAGCAGCTCCAGCTCGTCAGGCTGGTCTGGGATTTTTACGCTGTATGTTTCGCTTCTCTGCACATGAGCAAAGCGAGCACCATCAGCGGCCGTAAAGTAATGTTCGCTGGCGATTATGCTGGCAATGTGTTCAGGAGTAACGCGAGCCGCCTTACCCTTGGCTGCGATTTCTTTTTCAATTTGCTTGTCGTTCATAATTATGACCCTGTAGAGTGGTTGCTTGATTAGGATGTCTTTCCATCAGTCCGCCACCACAAAGAATCTTTTTTGCCATAAGGCTGGAGGTTCATCTTTCAGTGGCTGCCAGTGTTATTTCCCCACTTTCTGGCTTGGGTTGTTTCGCTGTACTGCCGCAACTGGTGGTGCACAGATTTAGTTAAATCTGTTCTCGCCTGAACTATCTTTTACATACCCGGATTGTGGGGATGTAAATCACGGTTTCATTATCAAGCCCACCCGTAGATGGGATTTGGAATGACTACAGTAACGGACTGCACAATGCGCCTGTATTTCGAGGATGACGTCCAAATACGTTAATCTTCTCGCGAACGCTCTCACTACACATTCGCTCTACAATTCGCCAAACAGCCTTTTCAGGTAAAAATTTCGGCGCTAGTGCTGAAATAGCACGCCACAGACCCCGACTAAGCGAGCACGCTGTGCTACCGAAACTAAAGATGGCGAACGAAATAGACGTGATAAACGCCCAGCAACCAGAGAGAAAAGTTGAGATGCGGTGATAAAGCTTAGTCATGTATTGCTCCTGTTTTTTTTGGTTTTCATCGCCCGATCATTTCAGGCATTGCATCCTGATGTATTCCTGCAGGTAGTTAACCTGCGCGGTTATCTTGTCGATTCCACTTCGGAGACGGTAATAATTGAGTTCAGCATCTGCTGTAAGTCCTGGGCTTTCTCCATCGCCCATGCCGCTGGCTCTGGTCGTTGACCTTGCACAGGTGGCGGCGACTTGCAGGCGCTTACGCCCAGCAGAAACATCAGCACGGAGACTTTCGATAGTCGCGTTAGCATCAGCAAGCTCCTTTGTGTATCTGGCGTCGAGTTCTGCTACATCACGTTGACGCTTCTGCATGTCAGCGATGATGTACGTGGCTTTATCGCGCTGTTCTTTATAGGCGATGGCGTTATCACGGTAATGATTAACAGCCCATGACAGACAGACGATGATGCAGATAACCAGAGCGGAGATAATCGCGGTGACTCTGCTCATACCTCAATCTCTCTGACCGTTCCCCCTGCTTCTTTGAATTTTGCAATCAGGCTGTCAGCCTTATGCTCGAACTGACCATAACCAGCCCCAGGCAGTGAAGCCCAGATATTGCTGCAACGGTCGATTGCCTGACGAATATCACCACGATCAATCATCGGCAAAGCGCCACGCTCCTTAATCTGCTGCAATGCCACAGCGTCCTGGCTTTTCGGAGAGAAGTCTTTCAGTCCAAGCTGCTTGCGGTAGGCATCCCACCAACGGGAAAGAAGCTGGTAACGTCCGGCTGCTGTTGATTTGAGTTTTGGGTTTAGCGTGACAAGTTTGCGAGGGTGATCGGAGTAATCAGTGAATAGCTCTCCGCCAACAATGACGTCATAACCATGATTTCTGGTTTTCTGTCGTCCGTTATCAGTTCCCTCTGACCACGCCAGCATATCGAGGAACGCCTTACGTTGATTATTGATTTCCACCATCTTCTACTCCGGCTTTTTTAGCAGCGAAGCGTTTGATAAGCGAACCAATCGAGTCAGTACCGATGTAGCCGATGAACACGCTCGTTATATAAGCGAGGTTGCTACTTAGTCCGGCGAAGTCGAGAAGGTCACGAATGAACCAGGCGATAATGGCGCACATCGTTGCGTCGATTACTGTTTTTGTAAACGCACCGCCATTATATCTGCCGCGAAGGTACGCCATTGCAAACGCAAGGATTGCCCCGATGCCTTGTTCCTTTGCCGCGAGAATGGCGGCTAACAGGTCATGTTTTTCTGGCATCTTCATGTCTTACCCCCAATAAGGGGATTTGCTCTATTTAATTAGGAATAAGGTCGATTACTGATAGAACAAATCCAGGCTACTGTGTTTAGCAATCAGATTTGTTCGTGACCGATATGCACGGGCAAAACGGCAGGAGGTTGTTAGCGCGACCTCCTGCCACCCGCTTTCACGAAGCCAGCCATTGAGCTGGTTTTCTTTTATGCAAAGCACACCACAACGTAGCCACAGCGGATAAGGTGATTATTTTTGTCTGTCTGGTATTTGGTTTGATGTGCTTTCAGAAAGGCCGTGCTTAAAACGCAAAAAGCCCCGAGCTATTAACTCAGGGCTTTATTTAACGAGTGCATTTATCCATCGTTGGGTCAAATTTACCCAACTTTATTCAAAAAGTCAATATCATGCCGTTAATATGTTGCCATCCGTGGCAATCATGCTGCTAACGTGTGACCGAATTCAAAATGTTGTCTGCGATTGACTCTTCTTTGTGGCATTGCACCACCAGAGCGTCATACAGCGGCTTAACAGTGCGTGACCATGTGGGTTGAGTAAGGTTTGGGATTAGAATCGTTACAGCGCGATATGCTGCGCTTGCTGGCATTCTTGAATAGCCGACACCTTTGCATCTTCCGCACTCTTTCTCAACAACTCTCCCCCACTGCTCTGTTTTTGCTATATCAACCGCACGGCCTGTACCGTGGCAATCTCTGCATCTTGCGCCCGGCGTCGCGGCACTACGGCAATAATCCGCATAAGCGAATGTTGCGAGCACTTGCAGTACCTTTGCCTTAGTATTTCCTTCGAGCTTTGCCACACCACGGTATTTCCCCGATACCTTGTGTGCAAATTGCATCAGATAGTTGATAGCCTTTTGTTTGTCGTTCTGGCTGAGTTCATGCTTACCGCAGAATGCAGCCATTCCGAATCCGGCTTGTGATTGCGCCATCCCCATAGCAGCCATCACATCAGTACCGGAAAGAGAGTCAGAAGCCGTGGCCCGTGGTGAGTCGCTCATCATCGGGCTTTTTGGCGAATGAAATTTAGCTACGCTTTCGAGTCTCATGCGCCTTCTCCCTGTACCTGAATCAATGTGAGGTTTCCGCAGAACACTGCGCCGGTATCTATATACATCTGGTTGGCAAACTTGAGTGGTTTCACTGCTGGCGTATGACCAAAGATGAACGTGTCCGCGCCTTTAATTTCTTTCACGATCCCGTCTTGTGAGTTGCTGATTCGTTCGCGGTTCCAGATTACCTGCTGATGATCAACTGGCTTTCCAAATTCGTATTCGTCACAAGGATAATCGGCGTGGCAGATGACATATTTTTTATCTTTGCTCACCAGTTCGATGATTAACGGAAGTTCATCTGCTTTATGGGCAAGATCTTTAGCCAGAATTTCTTTGTCGTAATCGATATTAAAGAACCAGCCACCGCCATTAAGCATCCAGTGATTGACGTTTCCGCGCTCTGATAAGCCATCAATCATCATTTGCTCATGGTTTCCACGTACAGCTCTGAACCAGGGGAATGTGATTAATTCCAGGCATTCGACGTTCTCTGTACCGCGATCGACCAAATCGCCAACCGAGATAAGCAGGTCTTTTTTGGTGTCGAATCCTATCGTCTCCAGTTTTTTCATCAGGTTCGTGATATGTCTTGCCCAGAATGCGGTTCTGGAAATATTGCAAAAGAAAAAACAATGCGTGGATGGTCTGGTGATTATGTGTGCTGCGATTGCGGATACAACGACTCTAAAGACGCATTTGGAGAGCGTGGTAAAAACGAGTTTGTTAAAATTAATAAAGAACGCGAAGGCAACGAAAAAAGCTAATTTATTTATTCATATATGAAAACAATGTAACCAATATTCGAATTGAAGAACTGAAAGAACACCAAGCCGCCTGATGGCGGTTTCTTTTTGCCTGGAGAATTAAGATGACCGATACCAGCCTGATTCCTGAGAAAGAAGTGATGAACAAGCTCGGTGTTTCATCACGTCAGACAATCTGGAACTATACCAAACGACACGGATTTCCGAAGCCAGTCAGAACCCACCCCAAATCATACCTTCGTGAAGCTGTTGAAGGGTGGATTCTTAACGGTGGCGTTAATCAGAAATGCTCCTGA